ATAGAAAATAATTCTTCTGCCTTATCTTTTGATACACCAAGTTCTGCTTGTAATTTAGCTTTACCCATACCATAGAACAATCCTAAGTTAATTGTTTTAGCTTGGTCTCTTGGTATCTCAGCCATTTCTGCAACGATTGTATGAAAGTCTGCATTACCATCTTCGTAAGCATCCTTAACATTAAATACGCTGGCGTCTTGATCAAGGGATGCATAGTGCACTACGAGTCTTGGTTCTTGTTGACTGTAGTCAAAGCATCCCCACTCGCAACCAGACTCGGGAATAAAGAGGGATCGGATCAATGGTCCTAAGTCTTTGTTGCGTGCAGGAATTTGTTGTAGGTTAGGATTAGAATAACTAAATCTACCAGTTACTGTCCCACCAGTATCTGATCTAATTTGATTTATATCTGCATGAATCCTACCATTATGTTCATGTTTAATAATTGTATCTATAAATGTTGTGTGTGCCTTGTTTATTTCTCTAGCTTTTGCTATACACTGTACTAAAGGATGACTATGAGAAGAGAGAAAATTTTTAGTAAATGAAGGCGCTTGGGTCTTTACCGTTCGTTCGTAGTCTAGTTTCAGTTTATCAAAAACTTTGGCAATTGATCGTGCTGCCCATATTTGAGGTTCTATCCCTGTTTCTAATTCTACTTTTTGGAGTAACTTTTCTTCTTCTGATGCTAGCTGTTGCTTCAGTGTATGAGCTTTTTGAACGTCCACTCTCACACCAAGAAATTTCATATCAACCAGACAAGGAAACAGATCTGTCTCGAGTTCAAAAATAGATCCTAGGTCCTGGTCCGTTAGTTCTTTTTGCATAACCTTCCATAAATTTAATGTTAGTTCTGCATCACGTTCAGCATAGTTACCTACATACATTGCAGGTAGTTTCCACATATCAGCTTTAGGATCTACTCCCCATTCTTTTGCTGCTTCGTTTAATTCAGATTCATTTTTACCCTGGCCACAGTAATCCCAACCTAAACTATTAAGATCAAATCTAAATCTATTTTCATTTACTAATGACGCTGCAATCATTGTGTCAACAATCTGTCCGTTAATTTTTATTCCCATCGATCTAATCCAACACACATCATACATTGCATTGTGAAATACTTTTATTGCATCTGACTTACAGACATCTGTAAACCATTGAATTACCTTACTTTTTTCTAGGTTACCACCACCTTCGTGATCAAATGGAAAGTATCCTGAGTAGCCATCAGTAGCTACAGCTATGCCTACAACTTTACCACGACCAACAATAGAACCAGATCCCATTGTTTTTAAATCTGGATCACATGTTTCTAAGTCAATTGCAATTACATCTGCTTGTCTAAGATCTGGAAATTCTTCTGGCTTAGACCATTCCGTTTGTGCTTTAAATACTAATGGTTTCATTACTTGTCCTCCTTTAGATTTTTAAGTTTGTAGTCATAACTACCTTTTTCATGTTCGTCAGTAATCCATTTAGCAGAATTTTCTACAGAATATATTTTGCTACTTACTAATCTATTAATTAAATTTTTAGATGGATCAACACCCATAGATGCATCAAACATTTTAAGTCTATTGTTAGGTTGTATAGCAAAATTACCGTCTTCTAATTCAAGAACATGACCACATTTATGTTGGTCTGGTTTTTCTGCATAGCCAAAATTTAATTCATTAAAATCTCCTGCACACCAATCAATTGTGAATAAATATTTACCTTTTCTTTTTACTTTTCTCCTTGATGTATATTGCATTGTAGCTCCAGCTAATTCATAAAAAGTTGTAACACTTACATTGTAACTAAAACTGTCCCACATAACTAATTCATCAAGAGGTAATTCTTTTACTCCAGGCTTTGTACAGAAAGCTGATATGGGTGCTCGCCACCATAGTCCACCATCTTCCATTAAGAAATGAAACATAGGCACTCTGTTTGGTATAGAACTAAAACCAAATACTCCTACTTCAAAATATTTATCGTGTGAATCTTTTTGATCTCTTAAGTAATTTCCTCTTACGCAGCATTCTATTACTGGTATGTTTGCATTTAAGTACGCCATTATATTTTAAACTCCTTTGATTTATTGTTTGCTTTTATTAAATATAAATTTTTTGCAGATCTAGTTACACCCACATACCAAACTCTGTATTCTTCATCTTGTTTTTCTAAAGATTTTTTAGCACCTGCCATAGTGTTTGTTGTTTGATTTAAAAATAAAACAACATTAGTTGCTTCTCCTCCTTTAGCTCCGTGTATTGTAGACACTCTGATTCTAGGTTCTTGAGATAAGTCTTCACCATTATTAATCATAGACTCCATATAATCTATTTGAGTTGGAGACACTTTAGTAAAAGCTTTTTGCCACGGTAAAGTAATATCTACTTCTGACATTCTTTCTTCTACTCTTTGTCTTTGTATGTCTGGAATTTCTTTTTCTTCTCTCATTTGATTCCAATATCCTATGTCTTCATACAAAGATTTACCAATACTATTTCCTTGTGCTGTTTGAAAAAACAAACCGTGTCTTTTAAGTATAGGCAGTATTGGTTTTAATAATGAATTAGTCCTAGTCAATATTAACCAGTCACCTTTTTCCATATCTGTAATAAGATCTGTAAGTTTAAATCTTTCAACTATTTCTCCTCGTTCTTCTTTAGGTAAATAATCTTTTTGTATTCTATTTATTCCAACCCTAGATATAACATCTAAAGCTTTAGTTTGAATATCAATCGGGACTCTTCTTGATTTAGTTAAAGGTATTTCTTGACCAGGCCATGCAATAAAAGAATTTACATCTGCACCAGCCCATCCAAAGATTGCTTGGTCATCATCTCCTGCAATCCATACATCTGGATTGTCATTGTCTTTGATTAATTTTTTTAACATAGCCCATTGAATTAAAGATAAGTCCTGTGCTTCGTCTACAAAAATAACCTTTAGTTCTGGACAAGTTCCTTTTATTAAAAAACTTTCTACCATGTCGTTAAAGTCTATAAGACCATAAGTTTTTTTATAGTTAGTTATTTCTTTTGATATTGCATTTAATTTATATCCATCAATTCTAGTCAAGTGTTCATTAAGATTAAACTGTTCTTCTGGTGTAATTTGTTTTACCTTAGCTAAATTAATTAAACCTAAGTATTCACTGTCAGAAGAAAATATTCCATTCCATTGATTGGTTTCATGTTTTGCATATGTAATTTGAATACCACAAGTCTCACCTATTTTTTTATAGTGTTCTTCTTGCATTACATTTTCTTCTTTTAAACCTAATTGTTTAAATGCACACGAGTGAAGCGTTTGAAAATATGGTAAGTCTTTTTTACTTAGTCCAACGTTGTCTGCTAAGAATCTATCCCTAGCTTCATTAGCTGCTTTTCTAGTAAAAGCAAAGTAACCTATATTTTTTAAAGACATACCTTGGTCTATATATTTTTGTACTGTACTTAATAGTTTTCTAGTTTTCCCAGTGCCTGGAGGACCAATAACTTTATACTGTGCCATTAATAATTACTCTCTTTTCTCTCCACTGGTTGATATTCTATCTGATCCATGTGAAGTTGTGGAAGTCGACAGACTTTTATTGTTTTACCATCTACATTTAATGAATGATTAAATTCTACCTTACAATCTTTTTCTAGTTGTCTTGCAATTCTTTCTTCTGGAATTTTCCAACCACTACCTAGATGCTGGATGAAAGATGTAAATTTAAAGTAATGATTTCCGTCATTAGTATAACACGCACCATTTTTTATCTGTCCTCTTTGTTTAGCTTGTGGACCATTAATACAATATTGATAGAGCTCATCGTGTAATCTGTCTGCAATCTGTGTACCTTTTGGTGGATAAATAGTCTCACAACCATTTCTCCATTCGTTTAATTTTGCTCTATAGTCTTTTGGTTTTAATGGTTCAAAGTAAACTCCTGTCTGTTCCCAGATTAAATTTAAAACTTCTTTCTGTGTTGTCATTAATTTTGTATTAGCTACAATAACTTCTACCTTGTCATCACTAGGCATAACTACCTGGAATCTGTATTCTGGTTCTACATATTTTATTATTTGAAAATCTGTTATGTCTGGAAAGACTGATATCCCATCTGATGAAACACCAAATGGTCTAGAATAACATACACCACGCATACACTTATCTTTAATAGGTT